ATATTAATCATTTGACCTTTAAAGATGCCTGATGCTTTTCTTCCATACAATGGATTATCTTTTATTCCATGCGTGACATTAGGATTAGGCAATTTTCTTTTTAAAGGATTCATATAAAGAGTATTGTATATACCTCTTGACTCTAGCATTTTTACAGTAGCTTCTCTATCAGTGAAAGGCCGCCCAGTAATGATGATGTCATCTTTACCGGGTCTTACGCCTGTGGTGCCTTCACCAAAATAGATTACTCCGTCGATATCAAACGAATTAATTTTCATAATCGTTCTTCGCATCTTGGAAGGTGTGAGGCAGGTTTTTTGCCTTCGGTCTATTTTCTTTGAGCTGAGGAGTAGTTATATCGGTCAATACTCTCCTAGCTAAAGCATCACATTCAAATTTGGCATCTTGAGTTTTGAGCTGTAATGGAGGAGTCTTTTGAGTCCATGCTGATGGTCCTCTTAAATATCCTACAATGCCCATCTCTGAAGCTACCTTACAAAATCTAATTGCTGAAACAACAACTCCACCAGAGTTTGGAGAGTCCTGAACTGAAAGTCTAGCTGACATTTCATATCTTGCGCCTGCAAATCCATAAGCAACCATATCAAAGTTTGCTATTTTATTATCAGACGAGATATAATCTCCACCTGGTTTTTGTTGAACAGTAAGAGATGGTCCAGCAAATAATGTCATACCTGCAGTTGATTCTCCTCTTACACTGTTCTGTCCTTTTAAAACATTTTCTTTTGATACATGTTTGTTATGTAATCTATATTGTTTTGCCATATTAAGAAAATCAGTATTTGCTGTTCTTCCTGTTCTTATATGCTCTTGTCCTTGTGTAGAACCAGCAGCCATATTCATTTGAATATGTTGTGTTACCATTAGACCTGAATCTAACATAGCACCTTGTAGAACTTCTGACATTCTTGAAGCTCCCCAGGCTGACCTCATATCTGAACCAACAATTGTTAGTCCTGCATCTATGAATCTTTGTTCAGTTACCATAGCATCTTCTGTTGAGATTAATGTTGGTATACAATTTACGAAATGTATCCCTGCTTCTAAAGCAACATCAATCCAGTATTTAGAAGCTTCTTCTGAACCTACTGGCAAATAGTTAATTAATACATCTACATCATGATACTGTAATAATTCAACAGACCTTTCAAAAGATTCTGCTGGTACAGCTCCATTTACAAACGTAACTTCATCTGGATAATCGTGCATGTGTGGAGCTATTCCGTCCATTTCTGGAGCTGAATAGACCATTGCATCTTTATCTACGCATGAACTATTTGATGTAGTAGTAATTTTATCGACATGGTCCATAGCGCAATTAGGCTGAGCTCTTAAAGCTCTTGCTAGTTTCTTATTTACTTTCCTTTTATCGATATCAAATCCTATAACAAACTCGATGTCATGTACTGAATATCCTCCGATATCTTCGTACATTAGACCTATTTTGTCTTCAGGATTTTCATTATAATATTGCACTCCTTCTACTAAAGATTTTGCGCAACTTCCAACGCCGATGATTCCGGCTTTTATTTTTGACATATTATTCTCCTTATATCAGTTTATTTGAGTGAGAAATTTGACTGGCGTACCAGAGTAGCTCACTATATACTATTAGTTATAACACTTATCAGACCACTTCCGAGGATAATGACTGCTGCTGTGTTTAAAATTATCAATGCTCTATCTTTCCAGATAAGAGCTACTATTAACCAACCGAATGTTCCAACTAAGGAAAACGTTTGGTCATAGAGAGCAAGTTCAGGATTAGACCTGCTTGCCATAGCAATTAAAAGAATAGCTGATGCTACCCATTTAATATACCAATCAATTGTATACTTAGGAGTTGCACTCTTAAATATACGCTTTGAATTTTGTAGTTCTTTTTCGTCAAACTTCTGTGAATTCATATTCTACTCCTGCCTCTTTAAATATTTCATCTGTTTTACCTATTGCAGTTTTCCATCTATCTGGAGTAGCTTGAGAGACTGCAACAACTCTTAATACTCCTGCTTGTATTATTCCTAATGAACAATCTCCACATACTGGTAAACCATAAATGTATAATGTAGAATCTTTTAATGATATACCATTTTCTGCTGCATTATATATACAGTTCATTTCAGCATGTACAACATATTGATACTTAATTTCTCTCTTATTGTATCTTTCTTCAGTATCTTCTATACCTTTAGGAAACCCATTATATCCTGTAGACAATATTTTTCTATTTCTTACAGCGATAGCTCCAATTTTTCTACTTGGGTCTTTACTCCAGGTTGATACAGATTTAGCTATATCAAGAAATCTTTTATCCCACTTACTTAACAAGATCGAAATGCCTCTCATAAACATGAAGGTTTTGTACTTGCCAATACATATGACCAAGTTCGATATGAACACCACTGAAATATAAATCTTTTTGTAGTTTTTCTTGTACATATCTTTGCCAAGCATAATCATTTCTATATCCAAACATTACATCATTGCTTCTCATTTGAACTGCAGCGTGTAAGTATCCGTCACGAATATAATAAGTCACTGCATTAGTACAGATAAAATCATTCTTACCATTTTCTTTATATTCACGCCATATACTTGGTCTTTGATATATCATTGATGCTCTACGAGAATCTGGATTAACCTCGCTTAATTCTTTAAGAACTTGATTGTATTGTCTATGGTATGTTTTACTGAATATAAGATGACCATAATTAGAATTGATTTCACCATAATCATTTGCAGAATATTCCCATGCTGCTGGCGACTTACCATATATTTCAGCAAGTTTATTAATATTAGTTGACCTAGAGTTATACCATTCTATTTCAGCATCAATATATTCTTGATTAGGTTTACCAAAGATTGATGGCTTATCAGCTAGAAAAGATGCAGCAAATATTTCGATTGTTTTACAACCAGTCTTATCATCAGTAAACTCTTTATTTTTAAGTTTATCGATAAAGGTATTTGCGATATCTTTAGTCTTCAACATTATTCATTGGCTGATTGAACATATCTCTACTAGGGTCTTGGCCTTCCATTTTACCACGAATATATGCTACGCAAAAGGATGCGTAATTGATTAAGTCTTTATATGAATCTTCCAGGGATTCAAAGTTTGGTTCTTTACCTGACTCAAGTAAAGATGTGGCACGTATTAGTTTGCCTAAACATGCATCATGTAAAGTATCAATACCTCTACGATAATGCATCGCTTGAGTTATTGTACTCTTATCGCTTTGATAATCGGCTGATTTTGTTTGTTGCAGTTCAGCACATTCCTGCAGTACTTTCATACTTTCTTTCATAATTTACTCCATAATTATCTATTATATCACATTTCATTGCAAATGTAAACTTATTTTTCTCTAACATTTTTTATTGGAATTGACATTCCTTGTACCCAGTTTTCAGCAGTATTTTCTGCGTATATTTCTGAGTGATTATGTAGTTTTGTTGTTGCTTCAAAATCAGCACCTTCAAATAAATCGACTTCCCATCCATTTTTAGCTAAATAAACTTTTGCCATTCTATTTTCATTTTGATACTGATGATGTAATTCTCTCTCCATAATAAATCCTATATGTTATTTCTAAATACGAACTCTATTGCTCGCTCTGCTTCTTTTTCCATATCTCTTTTGGCATACCAGTTTCCTGTGTCTGAATCTAATTGCCTGCATAAGTATCCAATCTCTTTTGCTGTGATTGGATAACCTTTAGCCATTGCATTTCCTGCAGTACTAACCATGATTTGATATAGTTTTGCATACCAACCTGTATCAGATATTGATTTGTATTCTTCAATCTGTTTACGATTAACAAATGGACAATCGTCATAACTATTCCAAGAGTAGCTGGTATTATTTAATTGATTTTTTCTATGTTCGATTAATCCTTTTTGAATTGCATCGGGTAATCGATTGAAAAATCCTTCTTGTCTATTTACGTATGGATGTTTACCCATTAGTTCTATTGGGTCCATTTGTTTTCCTTCACGAGTAAAGATAAAATTAAAAGCATCTTTATATTGATTAGGAATATAATACATACGAGATAAATC